GATCGCTCAGCCCGTGAGGCTGCTGCTTTTGAGATCGAAGCATCTGACGCTGCAGCTGCAAAGCTGGGCCGTCAATCGCGTGGCATCACCATCCCTCAGGATGTGCTGCGCCGTGACCTGAACGTCGGCACTGCTTCAGCTGGCGGCAACCTAGTCGCTACTGAGCTTGATGCTGGCAGCTTCATCGACCTGCTGCGCAATGCGTCGGCACTGGATCAAGCTGGTGCCACCGTGCTGACCGGCCTTACGGGCAACGTTGCCATCCCCCGCCAATCCGGCGCTGGCACCGCCTACTGGGTGGCTGAATCTGGTGCTCCTACCGAGAGCCAGCAAACTGTTGATCAGGTGAGCCTGACCCCTAAAACGGTTGCTGCTTTTACTGACTACAGCCGCCGCCTGATGCTCCAGTCGAGCATCGACGTGGAGAACATGATCCGCAACGACCTAGCCACCGTTCTTGCTCTGAAGATCGACTTGGCTGGGCTTTATGGCACCGGCTCTAACAGCGAGCCCCTAGGCCTCAAGTTGACCACCGGCGTGGGATCTGAAGACTTCGCTGCTGGCACTCCTACCTTCGCTGAGGTAGTGGCTCTTGAAAGCGATGTGGCAACTGCCAACGCACTAGCCGGCAGCCCTGTCTACCTGATGAACGCTGCCATGCGCGGCGGTCTCAAGACCAAGGCCAAGGATGCAGGTTCCGGTCTCTTCGTAATGGAAGGCGATCTGGTCAACGGCTACCGCGGTGTGCTGTCCAACCAAGTTGCATCTGGTGATCTCTGGTTCGGCAATTTCGCTGATCTGATCATCGGTTACTTCTCCGGCTTGGATCTGATGGTGGACCCCTACACCCACAGCACATCGGGCACCGTGCGCGTTGTGGCAATGCAGGACGTGGACATCGCTGTTCGCCATCCTGAATCCTTCACCCGCGGCAACGACACCCTCTGATCATGTTGATCGAGGTTCTACGGCAAACAATGCTGGCGGGCCAGGTGGTTCGGATTGGGGAGGTCATTGAGGCCTCCCCCTCTGACGCCAGGCTGTTGATCGGCATTGGTAAGGCGATCGAGGTTGCCAACGTGGCAGCCACTATTGTTCAGGCAATTCAGCCTGAGCCTGCACCAAAACCACAATCCCCCCGACGGAGGGCTAAGCCATGACCATTCTCAATCTTGGGACCAAAACTGAGGTCCTTAACTTTTTGCCTAATGATGTGGTGACAGCTACTGTCACCGCAAGCACCGCCATTGACTTGGTGGATTATGAAGGCGACATCGCTGTGATCCTTTGCGCCGAAGCAGGCGGCGCGAGCATTACTTACCTTGGCAAGCTGACCGCTTCCGACACATCAGGTGGGACCTACACCGATGTAACCGGCGGCGCGTTTACAATCACTACCGCTAACACCGCATCTGTTCAGAAGATCTCGGTCAATGCTGACGACATGAAGCGGTTTGTCAAGGCAGTGGTAACGGTTGCAGGCGGCACTGGTGCCGGCGCTGTAGCAATTGTCGGATTGGGTTCTAAGAAGTACAGCTGATGGCGTTTACGGAAGACCTAAGCATCTTCCTTGCAGACTTCGGCGTCAGCTGTACAGCTGGCGCCGTTACTGCTTTGGGCATCCTTGACATGCCAGGTCAAGTAATCAGCGATGGCATGGTGCTCACCACTGACTACACACTGATCGCCAAGGCGTCTGACTTCGGCGCACTGATCCGCAACGATGCAATTACGGTTGATGCTGTGGCATATACCGTGCGCGAGGCAATGCTGCTAGATGACGGCAGGTTTGTTCAAATTGCTTTGCAGAAGACATGAGCACGATCTACGGCGGCAATGCTGACCGACCGCAAAACATCTTTACATTTGAAACAATCAGCGACGCCGTTGGCGCAACGTCAGCAATTGAATGCGATGGCATCACGATTACAACCTTTGAGAAAATTGTTGGCGGGCTGGTCAGCTACTCAGTTCAAGGATCACTGAATGGCACCGACTGGGCAAACTTTGAAGAAACCAAAAGCAAAGAAGCAGGGAATCACTTGCATACATTTCATGGCTTCGCAGTTCGATACCTTCGCCTAAACGTGACAGCCATTCAAAATGGCCGTAGCATCCAAATGACCGTCTGCTGCGACTGATGACCACCAAGCGCGAAACCATTCTTGCCGCGATCCGCACCGCACTGACGGGCACCACTGGAGTTAGTACGCGCATCTATCGCAGTCGAGTGGAACCGTTTAGTCGCGGTGAAAGCCCGGCAATCGTGGTTGAGCCTGTCAGTGATTCAGCAGAGCAGAACACTTCACTACCAACGCTGGACTGGAGCCTGACCGTTCGCGTTGCAATTATTGTTCGCGGCGACATCCCCGACCAAGTAGCTGATCCAATCATCGAAAGCGCTCATGCCAAGATCATGGCGGACCTAAGCCTAGGCGGCTATGCCATTGATGTTCAACCGATCAGCGTGACCTTTGACCTGCAAGAAGCAGATCAACCTGCTGGCGTAATCATGATGGATTACCTTGTGCGGTATCGCACTGCCGTTGCTAACTTGGTGGCGTAACCAGTAGCTACGATAATGGACGAGTACTACGGCCAGGGGGGCACCTATCTGGTCGATGACAAAACCGGTAAACGCAAGCTCCTTCCAGGTTCTCGCACCGAGCCATCCCCTGTAACCAGCACTGAGGTCCTGACCAATGCCACTCCTGACTCGCAAACGCCTGATTGTGGCGAAGATTGAATCCACTTACGGAACCGATCCAACGCCTACTGGCTCCAATGCTTTCTTGGTGCGCAATCTTGAAATCACACCACTTGAAGCGGAAACAGTCAGCCGCGATCTAGTGCGCCCATATCTTGGCGCATCAGATCAATTGCTGGCTGAGACACGGGTGAGCATCACCTTCGAGGTCGAGTTGGCCGGCTCAGGCACCGCTGGCACCCCACCAGCCTATGGCCCACTGCTAAAATCCTGCGGCCTGTCTGAGACGATTGTCGCGACCACCTCTGTGACGTATGCGCCTGTTAGCGCATCGTTTTCAAGTGTGACCATCTACATGAACGTTGATGGTATTCTTCACAAGGTTACCGGTGCCCGTGGCACGTTTACGCTTTCCGGTGAAGTTAGCCAGATTCCAACAATTAGCTTCACGTTTACCGGCATCTACAACGCGCCTACTGACACAGCACAGTTAACGCCGACCTACACCAACCAAGCCACTCCTGTTATCTTCAAAGAAACTAATACAAGTGGTTTCCAATTGTTTAGCTATGCCGGTTGCCTGCAGTCCTTTAGCTTTGATATTGCCAACGAAATTGTCTACCGCGAACTGGTAGGTTGCGCCAAAGAAGTTCTGCTGACCAACCGCGCGCCCAATGGCACGGTCATGATTGAGGCGCCCTTGCTTGCTTCAAAGGATTACTTTGCAGCGGCGATCGCTACTGCCACTGGCAACTTAACGTTCCAGCATGGTCAGACCGCTGGCAACATTTTGACTTTTACAGCAGCTCAAGCGGATCTAGGCGGTCCAACCTACGCTGACCAAGACGGCATCCAAATGCTCAACATCCCTTATATTGCAGTGCCAACTAGCGCTGGCAATAACGAGGTCAGCCTAGCCTTCACCTAAACCACTGAGCACCTTGTATGGCCTTTGTCCTCAAGCAAACCGACACCTACAGTTGGCCGATTGCATTTGACATCCCCGTCGATGGTGGCCGTATGCAACGGCAAACCTTTGACGGAGATTTTCGTCGTTTAAGTCAATCACGAATCACTGAAATCGGTGAGCAGATAAAAGCCGATCAGATTACTGACGCTGACCTAGCGGCTGAGGTATTGATCGGCTGGTCTGGCGTAACGGACGCTGAGGGCAAGGATGTGCCATTTAGTCAAAAAGCATTGGAGCAACTGCTCGACGTGCCCATGCTGGCTAGTGCCATTACGATTTCTTACTTTGAAAGCTTGCAGGGAGCTAAGCGAAAAAACTGATAGAGGCCGCTGAGCGTTGGGCAGGTGGTGGCGTCATTGACGAAACTGCTAATGACGCCGCGGCCTTTGGCATTGCACTAACAGAACTGCCTAAGCCGCCAAATGAAGACTTTGCAATTTGGCCGGAGAACTGGCAAGTGGTTGAAATGTTCCTGCGGGTGCAGACGCAATGGCGCAGCACAATGAGTGGAGTGATCGGTTTGGACTATGCAGCAGTCCAATGGGTGTTTAAGCTGTATGAGGTGGAAGACCAACGCACGCTGCTGGAGGACTTGCAAGTGATGGAGGCGGCGGCAATGTCGGCAATCAATAGCAAGGGTGGATAGCCATGAACTTTGATGCAGCGCTGAAAATCACTGCCAACGTGATTGGCGAAAACAATATCCGCAAGCTTGGCAACTCCATGCAGGGGTTGGAGGGCAAAATCAAAAATGCGGGGCTTGCAAGCAATCTTCTTTACACCGGTCTGAAAAGCCTTGCTGCAGTCGCTGTGACTGGTGGCGTCATTGCATTGGCTAAAAGCGCCATCGACCTTGCAGACGATTTGCGCGACCTCTCACAGCGCACTGGCGTTGGCATTGAAACACTGGGTCAATTTAAGGTTGCGGCCGAGCTGAGCGGCACCAGCTTGGAAGGGGTTGCAACGGGTCTTAAATTTTTGAACAAGAACATGGTCGCGGCGGCTACTGGCACAGAGGGCGCAGCAGCAGCATTTAAGACAATTGGCGTTGCCACTACTGAAGCGGATGGCTCGCTACGCAAAGCGGACAAGGTGTTTCTGGACATAGCCGATAAATTTCAAGCGATGCGCGATGGACCTGAAAAGGCTGCGCTAGCAATGAAAGTTCTAGGCAAAGCTGGCGCCGATTTAATTCCTGTTCTAAACCTTGGCAGTAAAGAGATCCAACGATTTGGTTTGGGTATTGGGCCAGATTTTGCAAACAAGGCTGATGCATTTAATGATTCGCTAGGGATCATGAAGGCACAGGCAACTGTGCTTACTGTGCAAATCGGCTCGGCCCTACTGCCCGTCCTGAGCGGGCTGGTAAATATAGTTGGTCAAGCTATTACTTTTGTAGGAAATCTTGCTGTTGAGTTTTACAACGCAATTGGCGGCGCGGCTGGCTTGAATCAAATTGCTGCAACCTTGATCAAAACCATGGTGGTACTAGGTGCAGTTACTGCTGGTGTTTTTCTTGCAACTAATTTAACCGCCTTTGCATCAGCTTTGCGCGGCGTTGTCGGTGTGATGCGCACAATGCTCACGTTAGAGCGAGCCATGCTGGCAATTGAAACAGCTCGGGTTGCAGTGATCGGTCTGATCGCTGGTGTGAAATCAGGCAGAACACCAGCCAGTGCCATCATTGGTGGCGCGGCTGGTGGCCTCTTGGCTGGTGGCGCGCTAATGCTTGGGCTTAGTAAATTGATCGATGGGATCACAAAACAAATTGGCGATGGCTTGGGAAAGGCTTTTACGATGCCCAACATCCCTGATGCTGTTGTTGGCACTACGCCTGACTTAAGTGGACTTGACACTTCTAAAATTAAAACTCCAAAGACTCCAAAGATAAAAGAAGATATTAGTCCGGCAATGTTAACGCTGGAAAAGGAGTTGCTACAAGCGCAGAAAGAAAGCAACCAAATCCAAGAAGCAGACATAAAACTTCAAATAGAGTACCTTAGGTATGAAGAAGAAAAAACAAAAACACGAAGAGGCTTGCTAGAGGTTCTAAAAGCTGAAAGAACATTTGCAGAAGAAATAGGCGAGATTGGCACAAAAGCTGGGCAGGACGCTGCTGCGGATTTGATTAAGCGCATGGAATTACAAGAAAAGTATAATACAACTGTTGAAGATCTTAGAATTAAGGCTGGGCTTGTAACTGGTGAAGAACTAAAGCAACTCAACATTAACCGCGAAATTAAGCAAATTCTTGACACACTCCCCGACGCAACGCAAGGAATGATTGATAAGGTTACAGAACTTGTCACAGCAGCTGCCAACTTAAAGAAAAGTTTTGACCAAGCATTTGGCGAGGCATTTCAAGATGGCATCAAGTCAATGGGTGACCTAGCTGGCAACCTAGGCTCCTCCTTCGCATCAGCGTTCCAAGGAATGGCCGATCAACTGACTGAGTTCGTCACGACAGGTAAGGCGAATTTCAGAGAGTTTGCCGTTTCCGTGCTAAAAGATATATCTAGAATGATAATCCAGTATGCAATATTTAATGCAGTTAAAGGCATTATGAATGCTTTCAACCCAGCGGCAACGGCGCTAGGCAGCTCTGCTTCTAACGTGGCTCAGTATGCCCCTTTGAACGCTAAAGGCAACGTTTTTGCACAAAACGGTATCCAAGCCTTTGCTCGTGGCGGCATTGTTAACAAGCCCACCGTATTCCCCTTTGCTAATGGCGTCGGCCTCATGGGTGAAGCTGGCCCTGAAGCGATCATGCCACTGCGGCGTGGCCGCGACGGCAACCTAGGCGTAATGAGTAGCGGTGGCGGCACCACCAACGTCACGGTGAACGTTGATGCAAGCGGTAGTAGTGTGGAAGGCGACGAGCAGGAGGGCAAGCAGCTTGGCCGCCTGATTGGTGCTGCTATTCAGCAAGAACTTGTCAAACAGAAACGCCCTGGAGGATTGCTCGCATAATGGCTACTTTCAATGACGCTACTGTTGGCACCAGCACAGGTGGGACCACGCCGGATTTTGGGCTAAGCAAAAAAAGTCAGCCTGTCGTTCGCACCGCAAGGTTTGGTGACGGCTATGAGCAAAGAGTTGTTTTTGGCCTTAATCAAAGCCCTAAGGAATGGACCTTAGAATGGTCAAACAGAACTAATGCTGATATTGCTCTGATAGAAGCATTTTTTGAAAGTCTAGACGGTGCAGACTCCTTTACATGGACACCGCCAGACGATGCCAGTTCATACAAGTTTGTTGTGTCTAGCTGGAACACGCAGTTCAATTATGCAGGGATCGCAACGTTGAGTGCCACCTTCCGGCAAGTGTTTGAACCATGAGCGTACCCGTCAGTGCGCTACAGGAAATTGCTCCCGGTGCAATTATCGAGCTGTTTCAGCTTGAACTAAATGCAGCGCAGCATGGCGCTAATGAGACGTATCGCTTCCACGCTGGCGTCAATGCAACGGGCAGTAACGGCGACATCATCTGGAATAGCCAAACGTACATGCGCTTTCCCCTTGAAGCCGAGGGTTTTGAGTACAGCGGGCAAGGGCAGTTGCCACGACCAAAGCTGCGCATTAGCAATATCCTTGGCACCATCACAGCAATAATCCTGACGCTACCAAGCGGTCTGGAAGGCGCCAAGGTGACGCGCATTCGCACTTTGGCGCGGTACATCGACGGCGTTAACTTCCCCGGTGGCACCAACCCTTACGGATCGCCCGATGGCGCAGCAGAATTTCCACGCGAAATTTTTTATATCGACCGAAAGGTTGTTGAAACCCGAGACGTTATTGAGTTTGAGCTGGCAGCAGTATTTGATCTAATCGGCGTTCGGGCACCAAAGCGTCAGTGCGTCAGCAACGTATGTCAGTGGAAATACCGTGGTCCCGAGTGCGGCTATGCCGGCAACGCATACTTCAACACCAATAATCAACCCGTTGCAACACTGGCCCTAGACGCCTGCGGCAAGCAGCTAAGCAGTTGTGAGCTGCGCTTCGAGCAGCAGTACCGCACCGGGTCAGTAACAACAGGCAGCAAC